TCAACCTTCATGCCTTTTGATAACATCCTTCACAGATAATATCGCCTCGCCATGCGGTATTTGGTTAACAACGGATATCAATTCATCGACGTCTCTATGAATATACACTTGATTTGTAACATCTTTATGCGAATGCCCCATTAGCGTTTTTGTCATAGCATCGGACGTGCCTATCTGTGTAAGAAGAGTGGCGAATGTATGTCTCCCGTCATGGGGCAAATGCCCTGGTACTTTCATTTTTAAATACCGGCTGAGCGCCATTTGTATGTTTTTAGGCGTGGATGTCGGAAGCATATACTCTCCGTGCTCGAATCGACTCGCGCTATACCATTTTCTTATAAATGGCATAATACAATTGGCTATCGGTATGATGCGGTTTTTACTCGCATCCGTTTTAATACCGCCAATCATATAGCGTTCCTTTATATGCACATCAGTAAATTTTATTGATTTAATTTCGCCAGGTCGCATGCCTGTGTATATTAAGCATAACATGATTCTTGCATATTCATCTGTATTCGATAATTGCCATAAATCATAAATCTCTGCCGGTAAAAATGGCTTATGTAAAGTTGACTTTTCTTTTGCGGGCAACGTGACTAGGCTAGCGTAGTTTTTGTCAACAATGTCATTTCGTATGGCTGCCAGAAAACATCCGTTCATGGCTGTTTTAATCTGTGCTAACGCAGGCCCGCTCATGTGGCTATGATCATCAATAATTGCTTGTAGATGGGCTAATCTAATATTTTTAATGGGGATATTCATAAGATGTAGCATTTTCTTTTTATTGTGAGGGTAACCGCCTTTGTCTAGTTGTACCCCTTTGCGCATCTTATCTTCGATCATCCATTCCCAACATTGGCCAAAGGTTGTATCCTTGGTCTCGTATTGCGGGGCGTTAGCGTCATAAGCAGATAGTGCATTATATGCTTCCTTTTGCGTTGTAAAGGTGCCTATCGATTTTCGCAAGGGTTTACCCTCGGAGTCATATCCAAGGGTCACCACGGCTCTATATGGGCGCCGTAGAGGCTTGTGTTTCATCTTATATACGGTTCCAGTACCATTGGCTCGTTTCATCGCCATAGATATCCTCCTTGGTATAGTGAATAGCCTTAGAGGTATGCTATAATAATTGTGGAGTAAAAATAGAGTACCTCTAAGGTATGATATTTTTAAAGGCCCTCACTGCGGTGAGGGCTTATTTTTTTAGTTAATTAGTCTTATATACTAAGTTATTTTCTTTATCGATGATATCCGCTATTTTTTCTGCAGTAATAGGAATTTCTATTTTATCACCATTACCATTGATAAACTTAATTGTATACGGTGCATTAAGCACTACATTTTTAGGGAAGGCATAATACACGACCGCATAGCTATGTGGCATCGCGTCATAAATAACTGAGTTCATCTGTTCAGGCATAATATACTTACCGTCTTTTTCAATAAGTAATCGCTGCGATGGAATTTGTTGAGCTACAGTACCGGCTAATGGGTTTTTAAGATGCATTGCATAAGTGGCAATATATACATAGTCATTGCTATTTACTACTGCGCTCTTAAATGCTTCTCCAGGAAATATTAGGCGCTCGTCTTTAGAGTAAGCAATGTACTTTGCGATTGTGCCAGGTGTAACTAATACGGCCGCACCGCCTGCGCCACTCCGAAGTTCAACACCGTAATTGACAGGATTTTCTAATTTGCGGTCCGTCTTGTATGATTGACCAACACTCCATATTTTGTTGTACGTATCCGAAGTTACATCGATAAACTGTGCGGCAAAAGAAGTACTTACAGATAGGCTGAACATAACCATTAAAGGCAATAATTTACGCAATTTCATTTTTATATCTCCCTGTGTTAAATAATATGATGATAAAAGTCGATTCCGTTAAGGTCGCCATCTTCAAGTTGAGACAGTCTAACCATACGCTCGACTAAATTAACATGATGATCAACATAAAAGTCATCACGAATAATATGACTTAGCTCATGTTTTATTTCCTCCCTCATACGATCATGAGGGAGGTTTTTATTTATGTAGATATTATGAGTATCTACATCTTCTGATTCCTCAGAAACTGCTTTAGCATTTGGTAAGTCACAATAAATAAGGTTAATAACCAATACTACCACTCTCCCTTGTGTGTATTACTTATGTTTAGATTTTAAGAACTCTATATACTTAACTGTTTCTTCCATCTCCTCTTTAGTAATATCTTTTGCTGCAGAAAAGAGCATGCGTGCACCTGGACGTGTACGTAGATACTCTGCAAATTCGGCTGCTTCCGCATCTGAATAATACCCATCGTCATCATACTTTTCTATTAATTGAGATTTAGGAACCCCAAAATAATTCGCCATCATCTCTATTTTATCAATTCTAGGGTAGGTGTTACCTTTAACCCAATCTGTAAAGGTCGTGTATTTAAATCCCAAGTCAGCGCAGATTTTATTACGATCTATGCCTCGGCTATCCATTAATCGTTGGATATTTTCAGCCATAACGGCTTTGTTACCTAAATCGCTCATCTTCTAAACCTTTCTATGTAAACCAGCATTTTTATAACTATATATTACGTTGTTTCCGTAAAAAAATCAACATTTTACGGAAATTTTACGATAATTTATGTTTAATTTATGGACATTACGGTTTGTCCGTAGTAAGATGATAACTGTAAACAGGATTTGAAAAAGAAAGGAGGTTGCCTATGAAATACACATTGAAGATGTTACGAGCGTCCAAGAACTGGTCTCAAGTAACAGCTGCAGAGCAGATTGGCGTATCTGTTGATACGTGGGGAAATTGGGAAAGAAAACGTTCTTTCCCCGACGTGGTACACATCAAAAAGATACAAGAAGTGTTCAACGTGGCGTATGACGACATTATTTTTTTATAGTGGATTACGGTTTAACCGTTACGGAGGCAGATTAATGATTAAAAAAGTGATTTCAGTCGCCCAAATGTCGGCTGTACTTGGTGTTAGCCTAACGGCAACCCGAGAGGGTATCGCAAGAGACCGATTCCCGTTCGCATATGCCTGGCAGTCGCCGGGTAAGAGATCCCGAAGCTTTGTCATCGATAAAGAGGGGTTTAGGACATTCCTTATCCATTCTTTAGGCTGGGATGTGAAAGTAGTTGACGCGGAATTTAAATCCGCAGGAATTCATTAGGAGGAATTAATCATGACATGGATTGACGCAGGAATGCATTTAAGCTTAGCTGCAGCTGCAGTAGCATCTATTTTATCAATGATGATGTTATAAAGGAGATCAAATTATGGGCTATATGTTAATTGGCACGTTTTTGGTTGCAGGTTCCATGGGAGCCTTAGAACTCGACCAAATTGGATGGGAACAGTTCATATTGCAATCGTTAATCGGACTAGTTATATCTCTATACGGATTTGAAAAAGATATGGCAGAAGTTCACGCAGAAGAGCAGGAAGATGTCACGTACATCCCAAGAGTGAGAACTCACGGTGATTATTGTAAAAACCCTTATTACAACTAAAAGGAGACAGAAAATGACAAAACCTTATATCAGTAAACAAAAAATAAGGAACTTCGTATCTCGTGTTAGTTCTGAGAAAACCGATGCAATTGAAAATGAATACGAAGCTCTATTGACTCAAGAAATTAAATCGCTAGATGCCTTTAAGCGTTTAGAAGAGGCTCTATCCGGAGCACGGAAAGCTGCTAGAGAAATTAAACAAGCGGGGTTTGGTGATAGCGTTTTGGCTAGTATTCCGACTTCGGACTTTTTAATCGATCGCATGATTAGTCGAGGTAAGAGCTTCTATAATGAACCACCAAAAGCATGGGCTTCAATTTGTGAACTATTAAATCCATTCGTGGAACGACTAGCAAAAGTACGTAATGCTAGACAAAGTGCTTACAGAATTATTGATGAAGCACAAACAGGTAGAGCTGCTGCGGATGCGTTAAAAGAAGCAGGCTTAGATTATTACACATGGGAAAATAGGAAGCCGGAGATGGTGCTTGATTTAAGCGCTTTGAAAGGTGGTGATTAAATTGCGAAATTGTAGTACCTGTCCAAAACGAGAGTATTGCATTCCTGATGAATGTGAGGATTTGGGCATAAAAAATGAGCCTGATGATGCGGCAACATCAACAAGCTCAAATTAGAAAAATATCCATTTAAAGTATACCACAGAAAGGACATATTATGGAATTCCTATTAGTTACTTACAATACCAGTGATTATTACTGGCAAAATAATACACCTGTACATAGTCCAGATGAATTTTGGTTTAGATATTACGAATCCGATACAAACGTTCCCATCGATAACATTGGTGTTGGTGATTGGGTGGTTGTTAAATCAAGAAACGGCTTAGGCATTGCTCGTGTTTTGAAAAAGGCAAAAGACCTTGATACTGTTCGGATGCAAGGTTTCAAAGGAAATGTAGTCAAACAGGTCATTGCAGTTATCGATACTTCTAAATGCGATAAACGTGAAAGTGATCGAGCTAAGTTGGAGGACATAGAAAAGAAACTCGAACAAAAGGCTAAGAACGCTGAGCGCTTGACCATGTATCGGTTACTTGCAAAAGATAACCCAGAATTTTCGACTTTACTTGCTGAGTATGAATCTGTAAAGGCGTCTGTCGATGAATTATAACGCTTTCATTAACTCTAAGTCTAAAATGTCAGAATCTCACGGATTTGATATTGATACAGGTATGCTAAACAAACACCTATTTGACTTTCAACGAGATATTGTTAAATGGGCCTTGGCAAAAGGTAAAGCTGCCATATTTGCAGATTGCGGTCTAGGTAAAACTTTAATGCAATTGTCCTGGGCGCATGAGATTTATCTACACACGGGTGGATCAGTACTCATATTAGCACCGCTAGCTGTGGCCGCTCAAACACAGTCCGAGGGTGAACGTTTCGATATTCCCGTGACTATATGCGAATCCGATGATGACATTGTGCCAGGCGTTAATATTACAAATTACGAGAAACTAGGACGCTTCAACACCGACAATCTAATAGGTGTCGTATTGGATGAATCAAGTATCCTAAAATCATTCACTGGTAAAGTACGTACGGATTTGATTAATCGATTCAGTAATACACCATATCGGCTAGCGTGTACGGCAACACCTGCACCGAATGACTATATGGAACTTGGCAATCATGCAGAGTTCCTCGGCATCATGAGCCGTAATGAGATGTTATCCATGTATTTCACGCATGATGGTAGTGATACCGCTAAATGGCGATTGAAAGGTCATGCAGAAAATACCTTTTGGGAGTGGATGGCATCATGGGCAGTTGTGCTAGATAACCCAGCATCTCTGGGATACGACGATGATGGATATGAGTTACCTGAGTTACATGTGCATGAAATTGTCGTTGATAAAACAGGTGAAGATGTCCCTACTTTATCATTACTGGAACGCCGTAGAGCCCGCAAAGCATCTCTTGAATCAAGATGTAGAGCAGCAGCTGATTTAGTCAATGCATCTAATGAGCAATGGCTAGTGTGGTGCGACCTTAATGATGAATCGACCACTCTGAAAGAAATGATTGATCTAGCAGAGGATGTTAAAGGTAGTGATAAGGCAACTCGAAAGCAAGGTATGATGTTAGGTTTTGGTTCTGGATTCCTAAAATGCTTGGTGACAAAACCAAGTATCGCTGGATTCGGAATGAACTGGCAAAACTGCCACAATATGATATTTGTTGGGCTATCTGATAGCTACGAGCAGTATTATCAAGCGCTTCGTCGATGCTGGCGATTTGGCCAGAAGCATGAGGTGAATGCTTATATCGTAATCTCTGAAAAGGAGGGCACTGTTAAGGCGAACATCGAACGTAAGGAAGCGGATGCTATAAGAATGAGAGACGCTATGATTGCGTTAACCCGTGACGCTGTTCGTACTGAATTATCTAAAACTAGACGGGAATCAACGGAATACAATCCGTGTGTGCCGATGGTATTACCTAACTGGGCAGAAATGAGGGCTGTTATATGACTAAAATTTACGTTAGCCATCCATTCGGAGGATTGGCTAAAAATAAAAAGAATGCTGACTCTGTATTAAAGTGGCTGCAGGACGATATGGGCGTATTTCCAATAAAAGAACCTTTTGGCAGTGATACGCATAACATATTCCTATCACCTATTCATATATTGGGGCATCTGTACGATAAGGTCGATTATGATACTGGCATAAGCTGGTGCATTGACCTTCTAAGTGGTTGTGACGCAATCATAATGTGCAACGGCTGGGAGAACTCAACTGGGTGCAATTTAGAGCTAGCTTATGCTAAGGCTCATAACATAAGAGTCATTCATATCAATGAGTTAAAAGCAGACAAATTAACTAAATTAGCTGTTGATGCAGGCATGAATAAATGTATAGCCGCTCTTGCTGGAGTCGCAACGCTGCAAGCGCTAAATAAGAAAGCAAAGGAGGACCTACAACGTGAACGTGCTAAATCAGTTAATTGAGTCCCGATTTGCAATATATAATGGCGACTCAGTAGAAGTGCTGAAAGGGCTACCTGATGATAGCATTCATTACTCTATATTTAGCCCTCCATTTAGTAGCTTGTATGTTTACTCTAATTCTGATAGGGATATGGGCAACTCATCTACTGATAGCGAGTTTTGGCAGCACTTCAAGTATTTAATCGCAGAACTATACCGTGTAATAATGCCAGGGCGATTAGTATCGGTCCATTGTATGGATTTACCACTCACGAAATCCAGGGACGGTGTTATCGGAATGAAAGACTTTCCTGGTGACATTATTCGAGCCTTTCAGGATGCTGGATTCGTGATGCACTCCCGAGTCACGATTTGGAAAGACCCTCTCATTGAGGCTACTCGGACAAAGGCACTAGGGCTTTTACATAAGCAAATTGTAAAAGATTCTGCCATGTGCCGTATGGGAGCGCCTGATTACATCGTGACATTGCGTAAACCTGGTGACAATCCAGAGCCTATTGCACACCCGGAAGGGTTTACCCAGTTTTTCGGGCAGGAGGAACCTGAGGGCATCAAAGGAATTGAAAGGCCTGCGCCCGATCCAGATTTGTTTGATAAAAAGCAAAAATACAATACGGAGCCTATATATAGCCATCAAGTATGGCGCCGATATGCTAATCCTGTATGGGCCGATATCCGCCAAACGCATACGCTGAATTATAAAGCAGCTCGTGACAATAAGGACGAACGTCATATTTGCCCGCTGCAGCTAGATACTGTGGCTCGATGCATAGAATTGTGGAGTAATCCAAATGATATCGTACTTGATCCATTTGCTGGTATTGGTACGGTCCCAGTTATGGCACTTCGTATGGGCCGTAGGGCTTTAGGGTTCGAGCTAAAAGAATCGTATTATAACCAATCAATTATTAATATTCAGGAGGAGTTAAATAATGATTAAAGTTGAAGTTCAAGGAGTTAATGTACTAGATGTATATAATCAGCTAAAAGCTGTGTTAAATCAATTCAAAAGTTTTGTAGATAGCGATAGAGCAATGGATGATAAAGCCCCTGGTATAGTCGACACAGTAGTATCTGCAGTAGAGGCACCTTCTATGAATGTATCTAATCTTGCACCGCAAGCTACAATTCAAGGTGTGCCTATTACAACAGTAGCTATGCAACCAAACCCTGTATCCATGACGGTACCTAATGCAGCTGTACAAGTTACTCCTACTCAAGTAGCTGTTACGGCACCAACTGTCAACGTGGCAACTGATATCCCGGTACAAACAGTTACCGCACCTGTGCAAACACCTGTTACTGCTCCAGTATCACAGGAAGTTAAAAAGTATACATTGCCTGAAATTCAAGCGGCGCTTGCACCATTACTTGATGCGGGGAAAGCTATAGAATTGCAACAATTAATGACACAATTCGGTGTTCAATACTTGGGTCAAGTACCTGAGGAGAGATACCCTGAATTAGTAAATGCAATTAGAGGATTGGGGGCAAGAATCTAATGGCACCTCGATCACATGCATTATTAAACGCATCGGGGGCACACCGGTGGCTGCATTGTACAGCCGCCCCTCTCCTAGAGGAGAACTTTCCCGATAGCACATCTGTGTATGCAAAGGAAGGAACCCTGGCGCATGAACTGTGTGAGTTAAAACTACAGAAGTATACCACGGCCATGGCTAAATCCACATACACTCGCAAATTCAACAAAATCAAAAAGGATGAATTGTGGCAACCAGAAATGGATGATACCTCGGAAACATACCTTGAATATGTCAAGGGTGTTATGTTAGGTTGCACGGCAACTCCAGTAGTAGCCATTGAAAAACGCGTTGATTATAGCCGATATGTGCCCGATGGATTCGGTACGGCTGACTGTATCATCCTATCTGGGGATACATTGCACGTCGTTGATTATAAGCACGGAAAAGGGGTAGTCGTTGATGCGGAAAACAATCCGCAAATGATGTTATATGCCCTCGGTGCGATTGATGCATATAGCTTACTCTATATGTTCAATACGGTCAAAATGACTATCGTGCAGCCCCGTGTTAATAATATCAGCGAATGGGAAATCCCTACGGCAGAACTACTGGATTGGGGTAATACTTTTGTCAAACCTCGTGCAGACGAGGCTATGTCTGGTAACGGTAAATTTGAACCCGGTGACTGGTGCAGATTCTGTAGGGCAAAACAACAGTGTAAAGCCCGATATGATGCAAACGACTCATTGCACAGTGCGCTAGTTTCTAATCATGATCCTCGACTTATCTCGATGACAGAACTCGGTGAATACCTTCGTCGGGGTAAAGACGTCGCTGCGTGGCTCGAAGATATGAAAGACTACGCACTCACCGAATCTCTTAATGGGGTGACAGTCCCAGGCTGGAAAGCCGTAGAGGGTCGTGGTAGTCGAGCTTTTCAAGACACTGATGCTGCTATTGATACTTTAATTAAAGCTGGCATCGATGAAAGCATTCTGTATGAACGTAAGACATTAACATTGGCTCAGATGGAAAAGACCATCGGTAAAACCCAATTTAATGATATGGTAGGCGACATGATAGTTAAGAAAGCAGGCAAGCCTACCCTAGTTGAGGAATCCGATAAGCGCCCTCGGATTACCAATCAACCTACTGCGGCGCAAATATTTAATGTATCTAATGATAATAATGGAGGTAATTAATTATGTCATTCGTTCCACAACCAACTGAAGTATTATTGCAAAATGTTCGTGTATCCTATTGTCACCTATTAGAACCTTGGGCTAATTCCACACAGCCTGGTGCTAAACCTAGATATTCAGCCACTATTCTATTACCTAAAACTGATGTAGCTCAACACCAAGCTCTCATGAATGCTATCGAAGCTGCTATCCAATCAGCTCGTACTAAATTCGGCGCACGTGTTCCGGCACAGCCAAAAGTACCAATTCATGACGGTGATGGCTATACACAATCCGGTAAGGAATTTGGCCCTGAATGTAAAGGTCATTGGGTGTTTACAGCAGCGCAAGATGCTAGCTATAAAGTTGAAGTAGTAGATCTTCAAGGTAACCCTCTTACAAATCCTACACAAGTATACTCCGGCATGTATGTCAATGTACTCGTTCGATTCTTCTTCTACTCCAATCAATCCACTGGTATCGGATGTGGTTTGGGCCCTGTTCAAAAAGTACGCGATGGTGAAGCGTTGGGGAGCATGCCTGTTGCAGCATCCTCTGTATTTGGTGCACCTCAAGGTAGCGCAGCTAATGTGTATACCGGTGCTCCAGTAGCAGCAGGTCAACCTGTGCAACAACAAGCAACTCAACAGGGTTATGTACAACCGGCATATGCTACGACACCTCAGCAATCTGTACAACAGGCTCCTGTAGGGATTAACCCTGTAACTGGTCAACCTTACTAATAGGTACCCGATATGAGGCATCTAAGTATTGATATAGAAACATATTCATCGACTGATATCTCATTCGGAGTGTACAAATATACTGAATCGCCTGATTTCGCCATATTACTATTTGCGTATTCCTACGACTTTGGTCCTGTTGAAGTTGTAGATCTAGCGCAGGGCGGAGTAATTCCTGACAGTGTAATTCGTGATTTATTAAACCCAGATGTAATCAAGCACGCTTACAATGCACAATTTGAAATTACGTGTCTAAATCGTGCAGGGTTACTCACATATGCCGATCAGTGGCAGTGCACGATGATTCACGGTGCCTACCTAGGATATCCTATGGGCCTAGCTTTACTCGGCAAGGCCCTGGGGTTACCTCAGGATAAGAAAAAGGACACGTCAGGGAAAGCACTTATCAAGTACTTTTGTACACCATGCAAGCCTACTAAACGTAATGGGGGCCGTACCCGTAATCTACCTAGACACGATATGGATAAATGGAATGCTTTTATCGAGTACAACCGTCAGGACGTTGTGACTGAGATGGAATGTTATCACAGATTAGCCTCGTTCCCTGTACCTGATGATACATGGATAGATTGGCATCTTGATATCCAAATCAATAGTAGAGGGGTGCGCATAGACCATGAATTGGTTGAGGGTGCAATATACATTGATGAGGAAAATCGAGAAATGTTGATGAATGAGGCTTATCAAATTACAGGACTTAGCAATCCTAACAGCCGCAATCAATTGCTTGATTGGTTAAACAATAATACTAATGTCAGTCTTGAAAAATTAACTAAGGACACTGTGGCCGATGCGCTGTTGGATGCTGATGACGTTGCCGCAAAAGTGCTTACGATTCGTAAAAAGCTAGCTAAGTCATCTGTATCTAAATATACGATGACTGATAGTGCTATGGGCGCTGATCTTCGTCTCAGGGGAACATTGCAGTTCTATGGTGCCAACCGTACCGGACGCTGGGCGGGTCGTCTTATCCAGGTGCAGAACCTACCGAGAAATTACATCGAGAACCTTGACACGGCTCGGCATCTCGTTAAAACCAAAAACCGTCAAGGGTTAGAACTTCTGTATGGCGATGTATCGGATACGCTATCTCAATTAATTCGTACCTCAATTATTGCTGAAGAAGGCAATACATTATGTGTGGCCGATTTCTCGGCCATTGAGGCTCGTGTTATTGCATGGTTATCGGGAGAACATTGGCGGCAGCGTGTATTCGCTGAGGGCGGAGATATATACTGTGCTTCTGCATCATCCATGTTTGGTGTTCCCGTTGTTAAACATGGCGAGAATGGTCACCTTAGACAAAAAGGTAAAGTCGCTGAATTGGCACTCGGCTATCAAGGCGGAGTGAATGCATTAAAAGCCATGAGGGCACTTGATATGGGACTTCATGAGGAGGAATTACCTGAAATCGTAAATTTATGGCGCAACGCATCGCCTAGAATACGAGATTTGTGGTATGCCGTTGAGAATGCGGCCGTGTACACCGTTACTACCGGGAATCCTATAGGCCTTGACCACGGCATTATGTTCCGTTTGGAAGTTGATCCAATATACGGTTACCGTTATATGACGATTGAACTACCTAGCGGACGTAAGCTATTTTATCCTAGCCCAAGCATTAAGCAAAATGCATTCGGTAAGGATGCTGTACATTTTAAGACTAAAGTAAATGCTGCATGGGTTACTGAAAGTACCTATGGAGGCAAATTAGTCGAAAACATCACACAGGCAGTCGCCCGAGATTGCTTAGCATTGACACTGCGCCGATTGGAGGATGTAGGATATCAAATTATCATGCACATCCATGATGAGGCTGTACTTGAAATCAACAAGGAGAATGCAGAATCTACGTTAAATGATGTTAATGCTATATTCTCAATCGCCATACCTTGGGCAGACGGGCTGCTATTATCATCCGCAGGATTTACTAACGACTATTATATGAAAGATTAGGAGGGGATACTCTTGCAAAACGATAAACTGATTACCATCAGTATCGGTGCGAGTCGCACATCAAAGCAATGGACCCGTACGGAGATGATGTGGTCCGAGTTTTGTGAACGCCTCAAAATCCCCGTTCGTACAACAGAAACCGTGGACGAATACCACAGATTGCCAAAATCTGAGAAAAGCAAGTTAAAGGACATAGGCGGCTTTGTTGGTGGTACGTTAAACGGTCTACAACGTAAAGCTATTAACGTGTCTGGGCGTGATCTGATTACCCTCGATATGGATGCCCTATCGCCTGGAGAAACTGAGAACGTCGGTCGCACGATTGACAGTCTAGGCATGGCTTATGTCATCTACTCAACCCGTTCTCATACGGTGCATCGTCCACGGTTACGTGTTATCGTCCCTACTGATAGAACGATGACGCCTGATGAGTATGAGCCTATCGCTCGTAAGCTGGCGGAGCTCATCGGCATTGGTATGATGGATGGAACTACGTTCGAAGCTTCTCGGCTCATGTATTGGCCATCATGCCCGAATGATGCGCAATATGTATATTATGTAGGCGATAAGGCATTCTTATCTGCTGACGGTATGCTCGGCCAATACACTGATTGGCGAGATGTGCGTTCTTGGCCACAAGTACCAGGTAAGGAAGCATCGCAGCATGAAAAGCAGTTACTTGCAAAGCAAGCTGATCCGAGAGAAAAACCAGGTATCGTAGGTGCCTTTTGTCGAATATATGGTATCCGTGAGGCGATTGATAAATTCATACCTCATGCATATGTCGATGTTGACGGCAGCGAGGACCGCTTAACGTTCGTTACTGGATCAACGGTAGCCGGGGCAGTTATATATGATGACGATACATTTCTGTTCAGTCACCATAATACTGACCCGTGTAGTGGTCAATTGGTTAATGCCTTTGACCTTATCCGGCTGCATAAGTTCCACAGCTTAGACGAGACTGCTAAGGATGGGACACCTGGGCATAAGCTGCCATCTTACATGGCTATGGCTAAACTAGCTATGCAAGATACGGTAGTCGTTAACGAACTCAACATGGCCCGTGCTCGAGAATCGGCATCAAATGTATTTGCTGATATTATCACGGACGTATCGGCCCATGCCGAGACATCAGACCTCGACCCTAATGCGTTGACAAACGTCGACTGGATGAAAAGTTCTACTCTGAAGTACGACGAGAACGGTCGTCCTAAGAATACGCTAGATAACATGCTTAAAATCATGCACCATGATCCGGCGCTTGTCGGTAGACTTGCCTATGATAGATTTGGTTCGAGATACGTGGCAAAAGGAGCCCTACCATGGAACCCAACACCAGGACTTCGCATATGGACAGACGCAGATGATGCGGGCTTACGGTGGTATCTAGAAAATAAATATGATATCACCGGCAAAGATAAAATCATGGATGCCCTCATTATGTGCGCTGAACAAAATGGATTTAATGAAGTACTAGATTACCTTAACGGGTTATCCTGGGATGGCATTGCCCGATTAGATACCATATTCATCGACTACTTAGGGGCTGAGGATAATGTATATACCCGTGCAGCCGCTAGAAAGTCATTTACGGCGGCAGTAGCGCGAGCGTTTGAACCTGGATGTAAGTATGATACGATGCCAATTCTTATCGGCGGTCAGGGGATTGGTAAAAGTACTCTTATCCGTACGATGGGCAAGAAGTGGTATGCTGATGGCTTAAATACCTTTGAAGGTAAGGAAGCGGCAGAAGGTATTCAAGGTAAATGGATTATAGAAGCTGGTGAAATGGCAGGGTATTCGAGGGCTGAAGAAAATGCGTCTAAGCAGTTCTTAAGTCGTCAAGTAGATGTATTTCGTCAAGCGTATGGCCGACGTACGCAAGAATATCCACGGCAGTGTGTGTTCTTTGGCAGTACGAATCAATATGAATTTCTAAAAGATATTACAGGCAATCGCCGATTTTGGCCTATTGATCTTGAGATGACGACTCCGCGAAAGAACATATTTGTTAATCTTCCGGGAGAAGTTGACCAGTTATGGGCGGAGGCCTTGTATCGATATAAAAGCGGGGAAAGCCTCATTATCGAGGATGATCCGGCTGTATTAAAACTGGCTGATGCGGCTAGAGAGGCGCATATGGAATCAAACACCAAAGCAGGACTGATTAATGAGTTTTTATTAATCAAGGTACCTTTGAATTGGAATGTGATGAGTCGTAGCGCCCGGAGGACGTTCCTTAGCATGAATGCTAAACCTGCCGAGGGTCAAGAGTTAGTATATCGTGACCGTATTTGTGCAGCAGAGGTATGGTGGGAGTGTTTTGGTAACGACCCGAGTCGCATGAAGAAAATCGAGACCAGGGAAATTAATCAAATACTGGCGGATTCTCCATATACAATGGGCGGAAGTCAGTTAATGAGATTTGGTGAATATGGACATCAAAGAGGGTTCAGAATCAATGAGTCAAAACTGAAATTATAGTGTTAACATTCTCAATTAAGCGTTAACATTCTCAGTATTTTTGTTAACATTAGAATGTTAACGAATTCGGAGAATGTTAACGTACTAAGTTAACGCATAAAGTCAGTATTTATCTATATTCATATAGGTTGGTTAACATTGTTAACATTATATACTGGTAAATATCAAACCAAAGAGTTTTAAGAAAAAATATGCCCTTTACAGCCTTAATTTGAACCCTCATATACGCGTATGTAAACATGTTAACGTTTAAGAATTTTAGAGGTGAGAAATGCTAGAAAAAGATATCGAGAGAAAATTAATCGCAGGTGTCAAACACGCGGGAGGCAAAGCGTATAAATTCGTATCCCCTGGTAACGTCGGTGTGCCTGATCGCATCGTCATATGGCCGAATGGTGTTATTCATTTCGTAGAATTGAAGACATCCAAAGGCGTACTTTCGCGATTGCAGGGAGTCCAAGCCCGTGAATTACAAAATCTAAATCAAAAAGTATTTGTATTAAAAGGTGCAGATGCCGTGGCTGGCTATTTGGAGCAATTCACAGAAGAATTCGGGGTGAAAGCGTAATGCAGTTTATTCCGCATGCGTATCAGCGATACTGTATCGACAAGACCGTTAATCAAAATAAGATAGGGCTATTCCTGGATATGGGTTTAGGAAAAACGATTATCACGTTATCTGCCATATACGAATTGAAGTATTCCCGATTCGCCATTCGTAAAGTGCTAATTATAGCACCTAAGAAAGTAGCGGAGGCTACATGGCAACGAGAATCACGAAAATGGGATGGCGTAGGCATATTGAGGATATCTACTGTATTAGGCAGCCTGAAAAAACGCATTAAGGCTTTAAACACACCAGCTGATATATACATTATCAATCGTGAGAATGTAACGTGGTTAGTTGATTACTACAAGAATGCGTGGCCGTTTGACATGGTAGTTGTGGATGAATCTAGTTCTTTTAAAAACCACACAGCTAAGCGATTTAAATCATTAGCCTATATGTATAACCACATCAAGCGCATGGTGTTGTTAACAGGTACGCCAGCCCCTAACGGATTAATCGACCTATGGGCGCAAGTATATTTGTTAGACCGCGGTGAGTCGTTAGGAAAAACGTACACAGGATTTAGAGATTACTATTTCGAGCCCGATCAGAGGTCACGCGAAATGGTGTACTCCTATAAACCTAAATCCGATTCAAATGACAGTATCATGGCGGCAATATCTGGGTTATGTATATCCATGAAAGCTAGTGATTATTTGGAATTACCTCCAGTAATCAACGATATTAAATATGTGCAGTTAGATGCGAAAGCTAAAAAAGCCTATGAAGATATGGAACGCACATCTGTATTAGAGTTGATTGAAGCTGACGAAGATATCACAGCTTTGAGTGCAGCAGCATTATCCACAAAGTTACAACAGTTAGCGAACGGTGCTGTATATGATGGCGACAGAAACGTTCACGAGATACACGGCTGTAAGATTGAGGCTTTTATGGAACTTGTAGAACAGTTAAACGGCAAGCCGGCATTAGTGTTTTACAATTTCAAACATGACTGTGAACGGTTAAAAGCAGCATTAGCTAAGACCAAATTACGAGTCCGTGAGTTAAAGGGCGCCGATGATGAGATAGCATGGAATGCGGGAGAGATTGATATTCTATTAGCGCATCCGGCTAGTACGGCATATGGGCTTAACTTACAGGACGGTGGGAATCACGTAATATGGTTCGGGTTAAACTGGAGTCTTGAGTTATACCAACAAGCTAATAAGCGGTTACATCGCCAAGGTCAAATGGAGAAGGTAATTATCCATCATCTGATATGTGAGGGAACTCGCGACGAGGATATGATGGATGCACTAGCCCAAAAAGACCGAGCACAGGAATATGTGCTGCAAAGCCTAAAAGCAAGAATCGATAAATACAGAAAGGATGATTAATATGGGTCAATTTATAATGGTAGGATTAATCGGAGCTATCGTAGTAACAGTGTGTTACACGACTATTCAAGTTATAGATAACATTGATAATCGAAAACACAAGACAGTATATGGGCTAACCCTAGGTAGATTGTATGAGAGACCTAATAGACCCCCGCCACCACCTATTAAGTTATCAGCTGATGAAACCTTAAAACGTTTGGCAGCTGATGAAAGATTGAAGTATTTGGGAAAAGTTATAACAGCTAAATCTCCTAATTCTACAATTAAACAACATGATGATATCAATCATCCGAGCCACTATACGCAAGGCGATATCGAGGTCATCGATTACATCGAAGATAAGAAACTAGGATATAGATTAGGTAATGTTGTGAAGTATGTATCCCGAGCTGGGCATAAGGACGATGCAATTAAGGATTTGAAAAAAGCCAGATGGTATCTAAATCGGGAAATTGCAAAGAGGGAAGAGCATGACAAAAGTCGAGCGACTACTAATTAATAAAGGGCACTATCTAGATGACACGTATTATCTTGTCATGGATATAGTTAAGGTTGTAGATAATCTTAAGGATAATGTTGCCGAGAGATTAGATGATGACCTGAGTGATGATGCGTACGCCATGTGTGAGGAGATGTTTACCGCTGTCGAGCAATGCAAAGCAGATATGGTAGAAGCCATCGAGGATATTGTCGAACGTATGGAGGTAAAGGATGCAAAAGCGTAGAGGGAGGTCAGATGTGATTGTAGGTGCCATACAGTCAGATTTAAATCTTGCCATCATACGAGCACGTAATAGACAACTGAGATCACCTATGCTAGTTGATAGAATTCGTGAAAGCGGATATATTGACGGATTACTACGAGCACAGATGATTATCAGTAAATATGGGGATTATCGCATATGATGGATATAGAAGAATTACAAGCTGTCCGCCATACTGAGCAGCGAATGCGTGCGTTAGAGATTCAGCTATATGCGATTAACCGAGACTTACATTCAGAAGCCATACAGATATGTGAATCGGGAGACGCTATGCCACGAATCAGTAAGCACTTACAAGAATGTAGAGAGGAGCTGAACAGAGAATGGGATGAATTGATTGATTCTCGAAACAAGGTCAAGCAAGTCATCAACCAAATAACTGACGGACAATACAGAGATGTGCTGAATCTCAGATACATTAATGCATTGCCATGGGAGCAGATAGCTGTCGAACTAGGGTATTCGTGGCGACAAGTTCACAGACTTCACAAGAAAGCAATAGCTGAATTTGAAAAGATGGCATAGAATGGCACACTATTAATTTAATATAATGTAAATGTAGTAGATAGCAGGCAGTGTCTGGCCCGCACAATATGTCTGCCTGCTGCACTGCCCCGGGGTAGACCTTACTTAGTTGAGGTCTACCCTTTTTTATTGAGTATCAATGATAATACCTAATTGAGAAAATAAAAATTTGGAAAAGGTACTCCGCGGGCGAAAAATGGCCGCTGGTCGCCCCCGCGCGATGGTCCTCTCTCTGTGAGAAAAATTTTCCTGTTGAATGTAGAAAGACGAATTTAGAAAGGAGTACACCTATGGCGGACACAAAACCGAGAGTGAAATTTGATGCTGCAGGCAATCTGCTCGTATCCAGCACTCAACTATGTGACCTCTTGCGGGTCACTCCGGAAATTATTTCTCGACATCATAAAGCAGGGATGCCTAAAGCCTCTGTAGGTTGGTGGAATCTCCGAGAAGTCCTCGTGTATTTGGGGCAGGCAAAAGGTGATAACGCTAAAAGCAAATCCGCATCAACTCGTAAGTTAGAAGCCGAAGCTGATTATAAGGAAGCAAAGGCTGCAAGAGAAAAGAAAATGCTAGATGTGCTTAATGGCGAATATGTCCCTCGTGCCGATGTGGCGCAGGCATGGGCTAATCGAGTATTGGAATTAAAGACATCGTTTACTAAATTAGGTAAACGTATCGGAAGTGAGTTCACGGATCCCGAGGAACGTACTCGTGTAGAAAAGGTGGTGAATGGCCTTGTCGAAGAATACCTCGAAAGCTACGCGCGCGAAGGCGAGTACACGCCGAAAGTCAAAGCCGCGGGAAAAGGTAAGGCTAAAGGTTGACTGGTTCCCTGAGGAATTAGACGCATTCAAGCCACCTGAAAGATACACCGTTTCAGAATGGGCAGATAAGTACAGGGTACTGACTAATATATCTGCTGAACCTGGACGATGGCGTACAGCGCGGACACCTTATCTCAAGGAGCCTATGGACAAATTCACAGACCCTCTTATTGAAAGCATCTCGTTATGTTTCGGGGCGCAGATAGGTAAGACGGAAGCCGAGCTCAATATGATTGGATATGCGTTACACCAAACAGCATCACCAGTCATGATGGTTTACCCTACAGATACAATCGCGAAATTCGCTAGTGATAAACGTGTACAACCGATGATTAGGAGCGTAGAACCATTGGCAGATATGTATGACGAAGGCAGTAAGCTGCTGGAGTTAGACTTCGTTAATGGGAACTACATGGTGCTTGTTGGTGCGAATTCACCAAGCAGCTTATCGAGTCGGTCAATTAAGTACTTATTCTTCGATGAAATTGATAAGTATCCAGCTTTCTCCGGTAAGGAAGCGAATCCGATTAAGTTGGCTGAGGAACGTACCAAGACATTCGTTGATAAGAAGATTGTAAGAGTGTCAACTCCTACGATTGAAAGTGGCAATATTTGGCAGTCCTATATGGACGCAAATGAACGTAAGCAGTATTACGTGCCATGTCCGCATTGCGGGGTGTCGCAGACCCTCAAATTCAAACAGATAAAATGGCCGGAGGAACACCATGGCAATGCGGATATGATACGTGATACCGCATATTATGAGTGCGAACATTGTAAGCAACGTATTGATGATAAGCACAAGATGGATATGCTCCGGCAAGGTGAATGGCGTGCGGTGAATGAATCACAAGTCCGAGTTGTCCGGTCGGTTGCCTATCATATGTCATCCCTTTACTCTCCATGGGTTACCTTTGGTGATGTGGCATATGAGTTTGTTAAGTCAAAGGATAAGCCAAGTGAGTTGATGAATTTTATCAACTCTGGATTAGCGGAGCCGTGGAAATCCGCTAAAACTAAAAGCACACAGAATCTCGTGTTTACGCAATCTGAAGTTCCTCGTGGCATTGTACCTCAGCATGCACCATTACTGATTGCCTCCGTCGACGTGCAGCAAGATCACTTCTGGTGGGAGGTTAGAGCCTACGCCCATGGTGTATCAAGTTACTTAGTCGATTATGGTCAAGCAAGTAGTTGGTCAGACTTAACCGAGATACTCATTGATAGAGAATATCCATCAGAGTATGGTGAGGCCCGTAAGATTGTGAGGGCCGGTATCGATAGTGGCTATCGAACAGATGAAGTATATCAGTACTGTGCGCAGTACCCAGAAGTATGCGTGCCAGTTAAAGGTGATTCATCACACAGTCCTCTAGCTCCGCCTTATAAGATGAGCAGCATCGAGAAGGGCGTCATCGGAGGCATGAAGCTGTACGTAGTGAATACCGATTACTGGAAGGACTTTATATTTGCACGTATGGTACGTCCGGCTAATGAGCCTGGCACAATCCATTTATTTAAGGATTGCCCAGAGGAATATTCGGAGCACCTTCGGTCGGAGGAAAAGCAAGAAATTCGAAATGTAAAGACCGGAGTAGTTACAGTGCAATGGAAACCATTAACCAGTCATCCAACAAATCACTTGTTGGATACGTGTGTATACAACGCCATGGTGGCGGACTCGGTAGGTGTTAAATACTTACCCGAATATAATCTGGATACCGATGAGGAGGACGAAGATACGGATGCTGAAGATTTTAATGCAGATAGCCGAGGTTGGTTTAGTTAAGAAGGAGGTGAGACCATGAGCGCAAGAGAAGACTTGGAGCGTATTCGAACGATAATCGAGGAAATTGAGACGAATGGATACGCCGAGATGTCTGTAGGTGGTAAGCGATTTAAGACGCATGACCTGCCGACATTATACGCCCGTGAGCGTGAGTTAATAGCTCGCGTTGATGATGAGGAAGGTAATAGCACGACATCCTACGTGTCATGGGAGCGACGATGAACATACTTGATAAGGTAATAGCTTATTTCAATCCAGAACGAGCTGCCCGTAGAGCATATTTCCGTAGTTCGCTTGAACGTGGATATGATGCGGCGTCAACAGATCGATTGAGTGGCGACTGGATGCCTGTATTTGGTACAGCTGAACAGGTGGCATCAGGTCAACGAGATTTGATTAGAGGGCGTGCACGTGCAGCAGAACTTAACAGTGACCTTGCCGAGAGTGTCGTTTTGGCGTTACTACGAAATGTAGTAGGTACGGGCATAAAGCCACAGTGCAAAATCAAGACCAAAGCAGGAAAGCTGAACGAAAGACTCAATAAGAGAATTGAGGAGGCTTGGTCTGATTGGGTGGATAAGGAGAATGCGGATATCAGAGGAATATCCACGTTCTACGAGTTGCAAGAAATGGCTCTGCGCCGAATGGTCTATGACGGGGAAATCCTAGTTAATATGACCTCCGAAGGTGCAGATATACCGCTATCATTACAGCTTATCGAGGGCGAGAATATCGGAGCCGTATCGGTAAGTGAAAACGGCAACAGTATTGTTAATGGCGTGGAAGTTAATAAATACGGAAGACCAATAGCATATCACGTATTCCAAACAGATCCATTAGGAATACGGTCGTTTAACGAGGCAAGGCTGCCAAGTAATAGGGCTTTTCTATTACATAAGCCTCGCAGACCTAGTGAACTGCGCGGGGTTAGTATGTTAGCCCTCGTATTAAAGCGTATTCATGACGTAGATGAATACATGGATGCTGACCTTATAGCGGCTCGTGTGGCCGCATGTTTCGGTGCGTTTGTAACGAGTAATACCGGAAATAACCCAATGGTTGCAAATAAGATTGACAGTAAAGGCAAAAAAGTCCGCTCGATGGCACCAGGGATTATCCAACATTTACGTGCGGGTGAATCAATTTCATTTGCGGAACCTAAGCGAAATGCAGGCACCGCATCAGAATATTCGGCGACACAAACAAGACGCATAGCGTCAGGTATGGGTCTAAGCGCGGACATAGTGACGCGCAATATTAGTGGTAACTTCTCCGCAGCTCGGCAGAATATGCTGGAGGACCAGCAGTCATTCAAGCAGATGCAGCATTTTATAATCGAGCATTTTTGCATGCCTGTATGGCGGGCTTTCATTGAAGCATGCTACCTAAAGGGAATTATCCCGGCCAATGACTATGCAGCAAACCCAAAACTTTATAAGAAAGTAGCGTGGTTAGCTCCAGGCTGGTCTTGGATTGACCCTGTTAAGGAAGTTAATGCTAACAAGGAAGCCATTAAGGCAGGACTCACAACGCTCGAGGACGTATGTAGTGCATCTGGTAAGGACTGGGAAGAAGTGCTTGAACAGCGGAAGCTGGAACAAGACCGCATTAAGGAATTGGGTGTTGCCCTTGATATGAATGGGGACATAACGAATCTAGCGGATGATAACACCACTGATATGAAAGGAGATGATAGCTAGTGGGGAAATTTGCAAAGAAGCAGCTCTTAGGTAAATATGCCCGAGAGGCGCAAATTACAAATATCGAAGCGAACGATGATCGTACCGTCGAATTGTCCTTTTCCTCTGAAGAGCCATATGAAAGATGGTTCGGAACAGAGATATTGTGTCATGACGACGGATGCGTTAATCTAGACCGATTCAATAACGGTTTAGGCACATTGTTATTCAATCACAATCGCAGTGCCGTTGTTGGTCACATCGATAAAGTTTGGATTGAAGATAATCGTGGCAAGGCGATTGTTCGATTCGATGAAGATGATGAATCTGAAAAGATTTATCAAAAAGTATTAAAAGGCACATTACAAGGTGTGAGTGTCGGATATGACATAAGTCGATATGAGGAATTAATCGATTCCGATTCTAAAAGTTCCAACGGTCGATTTACTGGTCCGGGTTATGTAATCACAGACTGGGAACCGCTGGAAATTAGTATTGTGTCCGTCCCTGCAGATCCAAGTGTAGGGGTAGGCAGAAGTGTAGATGATAATGAGGAGGAACCTATGAAAGGTGATGCAAAAGCAAAAGGCACTGAGCAAAACGTGCCACAAGTAGTACCGGAAGTACCAGAGTCCGGAGTTAAAGGTTTTAATGCGGATGACGCTAAAAGATTGATTGCGGCAGAACGTGAACGTGTATCCACAATCACGAGTCTATGCCGTGATTTCGAAGTTGACGGTGTAGATGAATTTATCAAATCCGGCAAATCTGTTGCCGAAGTTCGTGAGGCTGTAATGGATGCGTTGCGCGAACGTAATAAACCAGTATCCGTTAAAGTTGGTGAAGCAGATTCTGATAAGTTCCGCATGGCTATGCAAGATGCTTTGATAATGTCTGTTGGTATCCCGGTTGCAAATCCTGCACCAGGTGCGAATGAGCTCCGTTCTATGTCCTTGATGGAATTAGCTCGTGAGTCCTTAGTTCGTGAAGGCTTAACCGCTAACTATGCTGACCGTTTGGAATTGGCTCGTGAAGCTATCAACTCCACATCCTCTTTCCCAATCGCGTTGTCTAATGTAGCAAATAAGGCCTTGATGCAAGGTTATGAAACAGCACCATCTACATTTGCAACTTGGGCGGGGAAAGGTAGTAATCGTGACTTCAAACCAGCAAAACGTTTTTTACTTTCCGAAGCAGCTGAATTGAAACTTGTCCCTGAGGGCGGACAATTCAAGGATTCCCAAATGAGCGAAGCAGGTACGAACGTTAGTGTATTGACATTCGGACGTACGTTCAGCTTAACACGACAAGCTATTATTAATGACGATTTGGGTGTATTTAACGATATTTCTTCTAAATTCGGCCGTGCAGCAAAAAATAAAATCAATAACATGGTATATGACCTTTTAAGCGGCAATACTGTGTTAGAAGACGGAAAGGCCTTGTTTAGTGCAGATCGTAAGAACTTGGCAACTGCAGGCTCCGAGTTAAGTGTTGTATCTTTAGCTGCAGGTGTAGCGGCTATGCGTCGTCAAAAACATATTGGTGAAAATCGTAATTTGAATATCTCACCTACGTATTTGATTGTTCCACCTGAGCTCGAAGCATTAGCGTATCAAGTAGTTAAATCTGTGGTAGACCCTGCTCGTAGCAATGATACAGTCAACCCATTCAGTGGTCGATTCACTATCGTCGTAGATGCAGCATTAACGGATCCGCATGCTTGGTATTTGGCATCCCGTCCTACAGATGTTCAAACTATCGAAGTAACGTACTTAAATGGCGTTGAAACACCTCGTTTAGAAACGCAAACAGGCTTCAAGGTTGACGGCATCGAGTACAAAGTAGCAATCGATTGCAACGCAACAGCAATCGACTTCCGCGGCTTGTACAAAAATCCTGGTAAATAATTAGTAATTGATTAGGAGGTAAATAGATATGGCTAAATTCATTCAAGAACTAGACCGCGTCGATTTTAAAAATACAACAACCGAAATGATTGAAGTAGGGGACATCGTTCCTATCGGTAAAATGCACGGTGTGGCAATTACAAACATTGGTCCTAATTCAATCGGTGCAGTTAAGGTAACTGGTTGCTTCGAAGTAGCGGCATTAACATCTGATTCTTTTGCAGTAGGTGATACTGTGTATTTTGACAAAGCTCAAAAGCGAGCATCTAAGACGGACACTAACCCAGTATTAGGCGTGGCTCTTACAGAAAAACGCCCAGGTACCACAATGTTGGAAGTTGCACTTGTGCCTAATGTAGAAAAGTAATGTAAGGGCGGGCATATGCCCGCCTACTCTATAGGAGGTAATGCACTATGAAATTAGGATATAAGCCTAATGCACTGCTTTCTGTATTTGGCGAAAAGATTACTTACAAGGGCCAGTCTATAAAAGCTAGCGTGGAGATTGGCGAATATGACGGCAAAGGATCTGGATTCGTCGATAAAGCACTAGCCGATAAGGCTCAAATTTGGGTACGTGCTAAGGACGTACCTAATCCACATCCAAAAGACGATGTGTATATCAACGGTGAGAAATGGTACGTTGATCACGTTTCAAACTTTGATGGCACGATGTATTGTTTGGAAATTGTCCATAACGTTAGGGCGGTGAGACCATAATGAGTAATGAACCAATTACGATTACAGACACAGCCACTCCGTATCTGAATTTCATTGCAGAGACTAAACCGGACTGGATGCGTAAAGCGTTAAAGTCAACAGGTTGGATGATGCAAAAGGAAATTAAGCAAGGCATTCGGTCGGGTGCACCAGGTGGACGTAGATATCCTAACTTCATGGCACCAGCTCGCAGGGCGGCATTTGAGTCAGCATTTGGTGCGAAACTTCGGAAAGCTTATCAAAGCGGAGGACGGGCAGAACGGGAAGCCTGGGGCTCGAAATCGCGAAATGCCTTACTCGATATGGGTATTAGCGCCAGGACAATCGGCTACAGTCCTCTCGGTAAGCTATCGAATGCAGTCGGATATCAATATGACAAAGGCAAGCAATCCGTCCGTGTCGGGTGGTTGTCAAATTCGGCTAAACGGTTAGGTGAACGTATCGAGGAAGGATACACCAAGCAGATTACGGAGCCTATGCGTAAGAAGTTATTTGCTGCAGGTGTACCGTTACCGAAGGGAAAATCGATGTTCAAAATTCAGCCGCGTCATACTTATGGTCCTATGAAAGCAGCGTTACAGCCTAAGCTTAAACCTTATATCGAGGATAAGATAGGCGACTACGCTATTTATGGTCCTGCTGCACAATCCGCTTCTCGACGTAACTACAAGGTAAGGTGATTTGATGCAACAGACAATTCCAATGTCACGCATTGTCAATCGATGGGCTGAGGCTCTAGCGAACGACGAGGCGTTGACTAAATTTTGCAATGACAAATACGGAAAGTCGGCGCAGCTGTATGTCGGCTACGACGATGTCGATGCTCCGCTTGAGGATGATTGCCCTTGCATCATATTACTGCCAAGTAATAAAAGCGAAGGGCTTGCGGATACCTATACATATTCATTAATGATCGTTTGGGGTATTGTCCATGAAGGCGCAACTCGTGTTAAGAATATTATTCGATACGATGGAGCGCTAGAATCGGATGACCTAGGGCAGTTAATTATTGAATGCATTTGTAAGGTGAATCCGGCGTTCCCTGTTATCGACATTGACTATGAACTTGATAGCATGAATTGGCGCCCAGTGTTTACTGGACGTTTAACAGCTACTATAGAAATCCCGCATGTAATTGGCGGGAATATTGAATATTAAAGGAGGAAATGCATATGGCAACAGCAAAACGTGCACAGGGCTCTCAGTCCCATGTGGCGATTGCGTTTGAGGCGGATTTTGGTACAACGCCATCCACTGGTGGTGTAATCACTCCGATTATTTCTAGCTCCGTAAAAGCTAGTCAAAATTTAAACGACTCCACAGTAATCCGTGGCGATCGTAATCCCGCAGCGCCATTCCGTGGCAACATCGACACGTCCGGTAGTTTAACCGTGCCTGTTGGTGTAATCGACATCGGATACTGGCTAAAAGCTGCATTTGGTCAACCGACTTCTAATACAACAGGTCAAGCGCCAAATAAGAAGTCTGAGCACGTATTTAAAATTGGCAATACAATGCCATCATTAACTATTGAACAGGGCTATCCAGATGTTAACGTATTCCAACAATTCGCGGGTGTGCGAATTAGTAAATTAGGCTTTAAATTCGGTGGTGATGCTGAATTGACTGCATCCGTTGATGTGATGGGGTGTAAGGAAACTTTGGCATCAACTACATTCGATGCTGCAGCAAAAGCGGTTAATTTCTTACCGTTCCAAAATCTAAACGCGACTATCAAAGAGGGCGGCGTTACCGTGGCCAATATTCTAAGTTGTGATATCAACTTTGATTTTGGATTGGATGGCGACTCTTACGCTATCGGCGGTAAAGGATTTAGAACATACATCGACCCAGGTATTGCGTCAATTTCCGGGACGATTAAAGCGTTCTTCCAAAATAAGGACCTTTTAAACAAAGCGGTTAACGGTACGGAATCCAGCTTGGAATTGCGACTTGAACAAGATGACTGGTCACTTACATTCAAATTGCCTGAACTTGTGTACGAACGACAATCTCCAGGCATCGATGGCCCTCGTGGCGTTAATATTGAATTGCCGTTTAAAGCATACTATCGTGCAGATGCTGGTCGCTCCGCATCCATCATTACATTAGTTAATAATCAAGAACAATACTAGGAGGTGCCCATATGGCATTTGAAGATATTAAATTAAGAGGTTTAACATTTGCTGAGCGTAGCGAATTGATTAAGGCTGAATTAGATCCGTTATACACACCTCTTCCGGAAGAAACCCCTGAACCGGCTAAATTATTGTGGTATCGCGATTTAGCCGAATGGATTATGAAAAATGTGTATAAGATGTCTGATAGTGAAATCGCAGAAGCACCTAACGATGGCGTTATGGAATTAGCAATTGAAACTATGCGTTTCACTAATGAAAGAAAGGCTGAAATCGAAAAAAACTAATTGATGCGTGGAGTTGGCTCAACTCCGACAAACCGAAATACTGCTCGGACTGTATCAAGATGCAACGCGAAACAAAGCAAAACTTCGACTGCTCGGAGTGTGAGTTCAATTCCCCGCATCAATTAGACGGTACAAGACAAGCAATGCGAGTATACAACGCAAGCCGGATGCAACGACGTTGGCATTCAGGTGGAATTGCTGGATTCGATATGCCGGCGGTATTAGAGGTGGCGAAGGCTTACGGCATTGAACCACTACCGCACCTTATCGACTTACTTGTATTATTGGAAGCTAAAGAATTGGAGGTGGCGCACAAGGATGGCCAATAATTTAATTGATATTGTCGTTCAGCTGACCGACAAGAATACGGAAGCCGGACTCAAGAAAATTACAGCTAGTGCCGAAGGCGCCAAATCCGCCCTAGGCAAAATGAAGAATGACCTCATGGCGATAGGTGCTGGTGTCGGTGTAGTAGGCATCGGCGCTAAACTCGCCAAAGAGGCTATTCAGTGGGATGTAGCTGTCAAGAAGCTATCCGGGATTACCGGTGCTACGGCAAAAGAAACCAGTGAACTATTAGCAGTGTCCAACTATATGGGTATTGCTATGGAAGATAGCGCCGGCGCATTTGCTAAGTTTTCAAAAAATGTCGGAGCGGCTAAAGAGAAAATGGAAGTCGCTCGGGCAGAGGGAAAACTCAGTACTGATATATTTAGCAAGTTAGGCTACACACTTGAAGACATTCAAGGTAAAAATACCGTTGAAGTGTTTAAGATGATACAGGAACGCCTAAGCGGTATGAAGGACGGGGCTGAAAAGACCCGTGTTGAAATGGAACTCTTCGGGCGCACTGGTTATCAGATGCATGCCATGTTAAATATGTCTGCTGAACAGATGGACAAGGTAGCTGAACGTGCCAAAGCAATGGGGCTTATCATCGACGATGAGACTGCAGCTAAATCCGCAAAGCTAAATCGGGAATTAAAAGATTTAGAGAATACAGGGAAAAGGCTTGCAGTATCTATCGGCCATGAGTTAGTTCCTGTTTTTAATGACTACGCAAATGGCGTGTTAGACGTTGCTAAAGAATTCGAGTCGATGACCGCTGAGCAGAAGGAAGCTATCGGCGGAATTGTCAAATTCGGCGCAGAAGCAGGTGCAGTAATTGTAGTTATGAGGTCGCTAACCAGCGCACTCGGATTTATGCGATTGGCCACACTTGCTGCAGCCGGTCCTTGGGTAACATTAGCCACGGTAATTGGACTTGCTGGGAAAGCATTACTCGATTTTCGCTACAACGAAAAAACATCCGGCTCTTATATGGGTGTAGATGTTGACGGGAAGCGTATTCACAAGAATACGAATTCCACTGATGGCATAAATCAGGCTTATGAGGATAGTCATGATACTCGGTATTGGATTGAGGATAGCGCATGGTTTGGACTTGTAAAGAATGACCGCTTAGCTACAAAAGAAGAAGGCGCTAGAATCGATGCGGCTTTAAAGCAAAAAGAAGAGGCGGATGCTGCGAAAGCGAAACTCGATGAAGATCTTGCAAAAGCGAAAGAGGACCTTGCTAATGGCGGATTAACGAATACCGAAGCTATCAATAAGGCAAATGAGGAAGCAGCAAAAGCGGCCAAAGCTCAAGAGCAGGCCGCTAAGAAATCTCAACAAGCGGCTGAAAAGTTGACGAGTGCTGTGGAACGCATGGCGGATTTGTACCGATCACTTACCTTGCAAAGCTTACAAATTGACGGCAGTCAATACGAAATCGACAAGTTAAATGCTAAGAACCAGTATGAATCTAACAATAAGAATATCCGTGACATCATTCGTTCTGTTTCGGGACTGAGTGGAAGCGCTACTGGCGAAGCCGTGAGTGTGCTAGATGCAGCTAATGAACAACTCGGTAAGGCATATGAGTTAGGTGCAGATGGTACATGGGCTACTGACTGCGGAAAGCTATTCTCCGACTCTGTATTACAGGCATTTGGTAAGGACGTACCTCGGTATGTTCCATCTATCATGGATGCAGCAAGAGCTGCTGGCGCATGGCATGACGCAGGCGATGGATATACACCTAAAGCCGGAGATGGTGTGGTTGTACTTGGCGATAATCATATAGTCATTAGTGACGGAAACGGCGGATATACTGGGGCTAATTCCAGTACAGGCGTTGTTAGCAAGCCTAGCGTATCGGGTGATTTCGGTGCTATTACAGGGTACGTAGATACCAGTTTATTAGCAGGCGCCACATCAAGCGCCTCTGCAGACACAGCAGGTAGTGCATCAAATGCTAAGAATCTTGCTGAGTCAAATCTAACTGCCCAAGTTAGAGCTAAGAACGAAGAGGTGTATCAAAAGAGACTTGCTGAAGCTGAACGAAATCAAGCTATCCGTGTTCGTAAGATGAACGAGGATATCAAGAAACTCGATTTTGAACGTACTGGCGACCGCTTACAATTACTCAAAGCCGAAGCTGAAGCGCAAAAGGCCCAAATTGATGACAACGTTCGTGAGTACACTAAAGCCGTAGGCGATAAGGAACTCGCTGAAAAGAAAGCTCAAGCAGAGCGCCTAAAATTGGCATCTGATACTGAGCAGAAAATCAGAGAGTTAGCATACACTCAAACGGGTGAAACCGTTGACCACTTAACTAATATGGTTACGCTAGGTCGGTTATCTCGCAGTGATGCGGATGCGTTACTTGCTGAAGAGTTAAAATCGTACATTGATTACGCACGAAGCGAAGTCAAAGAGGCTCAATTAAGTGCGACACAAAGACTGCAGATTGAAAAGAATCTGTTAGAGTCCCAGCAAAAGCTATGGGAGTTGGCAGGTCGTAGTCTTAAAACAAGCTTGCAAGAAGCCGCTCGGCAGTATAAGCAAGAGACTACTAACTATGCTGACTTAGCGAAGTCTACATTCGATAGCACAATGAACTCTATCAACTCAGCATGGACAAATAATCTCGAGGCTATGGCAACAGGAACGAAGTCGTTTAGTAAAGGCATTAAGGACATATTCAGGGATATGACAAATGCCATTATTAAGATGATGATTCAACTAACATTCCAACAATATGTAATGCCTAAGTTACAAAGCCTATTCGGCGGAGTAGTTAACGGAATCGGTTCTCTAGGTGCTGCAAAAGGGACATCATCATTTGCTGGCGGCAGTTCATTTAGTTCTGCATTTACGGGCAATCGTTTTGCTGCCGGGGGGAAAACAAACCCGGGACTTATGCTGGTCGGTGAAAACGGACCGGAATTATTACAATCCTCCGGATCGCATCGCATTTATACGGCAAGTGAAACTCGCAGATTGATGGGCGGCACTACAAGTAACAACGTAGTTGTTAATATCATTAATCAGTCTGGCCAAGCTCTTGAGTCTGAACAACAAAGCTCGCGATTTGACGGAGAAAACTACATCATCGATGTAATGGTTAAAGCCGTAACAAATAATAAAGGAGGTGCGCGGGATGCTATTAAAGCAGCCGCAGGTTAATCATGGCAACATTTCCAAACATTAGATATCCAATATATCCAATCCAAGAAACTACACCAGATATGACATATAAAGGCCAAGTAGAAAACATGACGATAATCAGCCGCCGTAAGACTACTAAGGCCCTACGGTCATACAACGTGAACTATAAGGTGCCTACCTCTGAGTACTTACGGCTAAGAGCGTTTTTCGATGAGGTTAACTGTTCGACGGTATTCGATTGGACGAATCCTGAAACGAATGAAACCCTCAAGGTACGTTTCAGTGATCAATTAGATTTTGCTGCGAACGACTACGGCACATGGGTTGGTACCGTTAAATTACAGGAGGCATAACATGTTAACACTTTCAACTGCATCTATTGTTGAGAAAAACAAAATAGACGCCACAGGTGTATGGCTCATGCTCCTTGACATTGAATATAAAGGCGATATTGTTCGGCTAGTATATAACACAGAGGATATTACCTTTCAAGGGAATAAATATATAGCGTTTCCGTTCAAATTAGCGGACGTCAACCATAACTCGACTGACCTACCAAACGTTAAATTGTCCGTGTCTAATGTGACACGGACTATCCAACGCCTGGCGGAGGATAATCAAGGGTTCACGGGTGCGAATGTCATTGTCCGTGTAATAAATACAAATGTACCGAATGTATGCGAAGTAGAAGAACACTTCGTTATTACGGGCTCCGTTGCTAATGCTGAATGGATGGAGTTCACGCTTGGTACGGATTTTAGTTTCACGCGTAGGTTCCCTTTGGTTCGTATTATGAAGGACTTTTGCCCGTTTAAGTTCAAAGGGGTTCAGTGCGGATATAAAGGTACTGAGACCGAGTGTAATAAGACTTTGTCACGATGTCGAGCATTAGGGAATAGCGTTCGATTCGGCGGTGAGCCAACGATTCCACAGGGAGGTCTGTATGCATCTAACAAGTGATATGACTGATTTACTCGGCACTCCATTTGATGAGCTGAAATGTTGGGATGTAGTGGCCGAGGTGTATCGCCGTAACGGCGTTACACTTCCAAACTACACAGATATTCCTATGGATGAGTGGCAAGAGGTCAAGGAACCTACGGAGGGCAGTGTCCTGGTCTTTTCGTTAAAAGGTAAGGAACTCGACCATGTTGGCGTGTATTTAGGTGATGGTCGATTCATTCACGCGACTAAGCCAAGTGGTGTATGTATCGAGCATATTTCTAAATATGTTCCACGGCTTCAGCATATATACGATAGAAAGGAGTAGCCGATGATTAATGTAGTGCTAGTAAGGAATCCGTTTAAACCGGATCAGCATGAAACACAATACCGCCCCTATAAGGCGAATATGCCATTAAGCTTTTATGCTAAACAAGACGGCGACTGGGTATACTCCATTAATGGCCAAGAGGCTACGCTTGATACTATCGTGAACGATGGCGATTATATCGTAGCCATGCCACAGATTGATGGTAAGTTCTTTGGAATCATCTTAGCCATAGGCCTTAGTATCGCCACAGGCGGTATCGCTAGTGGTGCGATATTTGGCATCCAAAGCCTAATATGGCGCACCGTACTCTCCATGGCCATTGGTATGATTGGCAATATGCTCGTAAATAAGTTAACTCAGCCAAAGGCTGACCGGTCTCACACGGACTCATCTCAAGCTAATACCTATGGATGGGGAGGGGCTAAAACTGTAACCGGGCAAGGGTACCCTCTAGCCGTTACGTACGGCCGTATGAAGAGTGCAGGGCTCCTCTTATCGCGTCATATTATCAGCGATGGTGAAAAGCAGTACCTAAACCTCTTATATTGCGCCGGTGAAGGCGAGTTATCCAAAATCGAGGATATCCGTATCAATGCTAACCCTATTAGTAACTACCAGGATGTACAAGTTGATATTCGATTAGGTACCAATGACCAAACTGTTATCCCTAACTTCAACGATAATTACGCGGATCAAGTACTCAACTATGAACTTAAAACCGGGTGGAGCACGCAACGTGTACAAGGCGATGCGTGCAATGCTATCGAGTTAACTATTAGCTTTCCTAATGGCTTATACTACTCCAATGATACAGGCGGAATGGATGCCACATCAGTTACTCTTGATGCGGAAATTCGGAAAGTCGGTGAGGATGAAGAGTGGCATAAGTTACCGCTCTCCAATCAAAAAGGCATGCAAGCCTTTGTCAAGAAATCCGGAGACGGATGGACCTTTACCCGTCAAAAGTCAGACACAGAAATCGCAGAGGCAGATTATAAGGGTATCGTTAAGGAAGCAACGAATACCGCATTTTATCGTGTATACCGATTTGATAACCTCGATAAGGCACAGTATGAAGTCCGTGTTCGCTGTTCCAGTAAGGATGGCAACTCAATCCGATACAGTAATAAGGTGTACTGGAACCAGTTAACGCAGATTATATACGATGATTTCGTGCATCCAGGTAAAGCACTTATTGGTATTAAAGCTTTGGCCACATCTCAGCTTAACGGCTCTGACCCTGAAGTATCTTGGATACAAGAACGCTCCGCCGTGTACGTATTCAACCCTTATCAACAAAAGTACGAAGTCCAACGCGCGGATAACCCGGCATGGGCGGCGTATGATCTACTTCATATGGCTCGTAAGTTTGGCGATGAGTATGTAGTGTTTGGCCAACCTCATGGACGTATGGACTACGATGCATTTAAAGCCTGGGCCAATAACTGCGATAAGAACGGATTCACCTTTAACTATATCTACGATAGCGCTAGTCGGTTATGGGATGCGCTTAAATATCCGGAAAATGTAGGTCGGGGTAAAGTCATTCCACAGGGGACTAGGTTCACGTGTGTTAGTGATTATAAGTCAACACCAGTGCAGCTATTTACCGTGGCCAACATAAAGCAAGGTAGTTTTTCAGAAGAGTTCCAAGGTATCCAAAGTCGTGCCAACTCCGTTGAAATTTCCTTCCTTAATAAGGATAAGGACTACGAACGCGATGTTATCCCGGTATATGGCGATACCTACGATGAATCGGATACTCTTACCAATCCGGCTCAAATAGAGCTCATGGGATGTACTAGCTTAGACCAAGCGTTCAAACATGGTAAGCACTATCTACGATGCAATAAGTACGAGGTGCGTACTGTGTCTATCGAAGCCTTTACAGACGCCATCGCATGTACGATAGGAGATATTATTCTTATCCAACATGACGTACCTGAATGGGGCGAAGGTGGTCGAGTGATATCGGCTAACGGTAGCACTATTACCCTTGATAAGGAAGTATCGACATTACCTGGTAAGCAGTACCAACTACTTATTCGTAACAATGCCACTGATGCGGTGACTACGCTTACCGTATTAAGTGTCATCGAGCGGAACGTCACTGTTAAGGAAACGATTGCAGTCGAACCTGGTAGTGTGTATGCCTTTGGTGAGTTAACCAAAGCCGCTAAACCATTTAGGGTGCTAGCTATCACAGAGGGAGGTACAGACCTTACCCGTAAGATTCAGTGCATGGAATACTATCCGGAAGTATATACGAGTGATGATGGTACTGTTCCAACTATCGACTATACGTCGGAAGTTGGGAGCGATATCGAGGATATTGGCCTCGTAAGTGATGTATACGGCGCTAATGGCATTATGTATTCACGAATTGCCGTTCGTTGGCAACTGCCTCGTGATGGCAAGATAACCAACGTAATAGTTAACTATCGGAACGCTAAAAGCGATACATGGAAATATGTAGGGAACTTCCCCGCATCACCTAATAGCACAGAGATATCCGATGTACTATTAGGCGCTACTTACGAGGTTAAGGTGCAAGCGATTAACGATTTAGGGCAACTCACTACAGGGGTTACTAAGGAAATCGTGATTCCTAAGATGCAAGCGCCTGGTGACGTGCAGAACCTACATGTTATTAGTCGATATAACCTAACTGCCGATAAAAACGTGTACTACGACCTTCAAGTTATGTTCGAGCCACCGGCGAGTCCTGGTAACTTTGACAGTGCTGAGGTGTGGTACATGCTTAAGTCTAAGAATGGCCAAGCCATCACCGGTCAAGATTGGCAGTATGCGGGTAGCAGTAACAGCCAGGTTATTATCAAGGCTTTGGGCCCTGGCGAAGAGTACGAGGTTAAGGCAGTAGCCGTGGATAGGTTCGGTAATAGATCCGATACGGCTCAAGTTGTGGATGTCGTAGTCAAGGCGATGGATGAGGTGCCGGACATGCCTAAGAACTTTACGGTAGCATTTAAGGAACACACCACCGCATCATGGAGCGATGTTCTAAACGCTGACGTGGACTATTATGAACTCCGCACAGATAATGACCCGGGCAAGGAGACCAACGCTCTCCTTGCAAAGGTAAAAGGTACATCCGCTAACTTACCCCTTACGAAACGAAGTGGCACGGTGTACTTGTACGCACGAAGTACGCTAGGCAAATACTCAACGCCTTCAACGTATTCGTATAACTTGCCCCAGTTAGAGGCGCCTACGTTTGAGGTCAAGGACCAACTTGGAGGGTTCAGCCTGTACTTTGGGGCAAAGCCACCACAGGCTTACGTTATCCGATGCCACGTTATTGGCGATGATCGTACGGATGATTTAGAGACTACGTCTAGCATGCTCACCTACTCCAATAAAGCCGGTGTCTATCGTGTGCGGTGTGAGTATGTCGATGTATTCGGTAGTAGCTTAGTCGCAGAGAAGTCGGTCACTATTAAGGATAGAGTCGATAAGAGCCTACTTGATGCGGAAGCGCTAGGGCTAAAAGCTATGGACGAATCAATCCAAGCGATGAGCTCTGAAGTTGGAACGATGAAATCCTCTGTCAATGGGTTCGAATCTAAATTGGTTCAACTTGATAAGGGTATTACCCAAAAGGTAACTGACCTTAATAAGAACCTATCCGGGCAGATTACTACATTATCGGAGGGTATCGACCTTAGAGTGACCGAGGCTATGAATAGTCTTGACGGCGCTCAGATTGTAAGCCGGATTAACTTATCCCCGGAAGGTACCAGAATTGATGGCAAGTTATTACATGTCACTGGTCAAGCGTTGTTCGATAATAACATCATTACCGAGGGAATGCTCCAAGCTAACGCGGTAAGCGCCGATAAGATACAAGCGTTATCCATTAGTAGTGATAAGCTCCAAGCGGATAGCGTTACCGCTGATAAGTTAAAGGTCAATAGCCTTGACACTATCACGGCTACAATTGGCACTCTTCGGACTAAAACCAGTGGAGCAAGGGTTGAAATTAGCGATAATCTAATTCAAGTATTCGATGATAACAATGTACTGAGAGTGAGGTTAGGGGTGTTTAGATGATAATTCTAATAAGCTTAATTCTGCTACTATTAGCGATGGCGGTTGCAGTACTACTAATAATAATAAGGAGAAAACATAAAATGCCACAGGGGATTGAAATATATAACGAATATGGAGAAAAAATACTGTCTACTGATGCGAGGTTGACTCGCTCGTTAATGTGCGTCCCTTGCTCATCGTGGACTGGGTCAGCAAAAGTAATAGGTAAACAAAAGGATACAACTATATACGTTATTCCTTTTGTATCCGTTTCTTATAAGGGGAACTTCCCAACAACGAAATTTATCAAAACTTGGATTAATCAAGATACGGTGTACTGGGAATATACACGGATTAATAACCATTTCTTTGATAATGATACGTTGGCGATTGTATTGTTTATAGGAGAATACTAATATGAGCGCAACTTATCTCGAAGTCAACAATGACAAAAATCAAATCATCATTAACGATGAGTACAGAAATTTTAAATTGCACAGCGTCGTGCCAAAAGTTGTTAGCCTATTTTTCAACACCCGTGTTGCGGCTGATGATAGCGGAAGAATGTATTTGAACTTTATTAAACCTATTAATGAAGATTGTGTTATCGCCTCAGCATTTGCGCGTCAAGTGTGTATGGTATACCCGCATTATAGAATGCATGCACATCCTCAAGCATTATCGCCAGAATCGTCGGGTGTTGATTGTTATTTATTTGATAACTATACATCTCGGGATACTAATTCTACGGGCAAGATTCGAGCAGGATTGCAGGTATTTAACGAACAGGGGCAAACATTATTTGATTCAGATTATCCTGCTTTGCGCATATTAGATTATATCGATATTGATATAAATGACTGTAAGCCTTGGCAGGACCCAAAGGATGATCGTTATCTAAAGTTTGGTAATGATATATTGTCTCGTTCATACAATGTTCAGTCTATTGCAGTTTGCTTGCTCAACTCCCCTCCATCTCCTTTTGGCCCATCGGACGGCGTGTATTCAGCGGAATACCTTGGTTATGGCGTATCTATCAAAGGCGGAAACACATTGACCCTAGGAGCTACGTGGCAAACAGATATAACGACCAAAGATGCATTAGCAGATGCTGGCGTTGATTCGCGCCTAAGGTTGCTAGTTGCCGACGTAAGTAATCTTAGGAAATCGTAATTTGATATATGAATGAGAGGCACATCTTATGATTGAACAAGACATCACAATATATGCAGGGCAGGACTTTGGTATGACGTACGTCGTACCACCCGGCTCCGACATGGACCTAAGTCAATACGAGGCCGTCTGCAAAATTCGTAAACGGCCTTATGATGATATGAAATTAGAGTTAACACCTGTGGTACAGTCTAAACAGATAGGGTTCTTCATTAGTGGAAAGGATTCCGCTAAAGCCCAATTAAAGGGTGGCGATTACCTGTATGACGCTTTTATCTACAATGATGATAAATGGATAAAGCTAGGACAGGGAACCGTAACCATCGTTCCAGATATTTCAATGCATAAATAAGGGGGTATACAAGCATGGAAACAAACGAATTAATATTGAAATTTGACAAAGAAACTACACTTCCACTTATCGAGGGTTTAGGTAAAAGCGCCTACGCTATTGCGGTGGCGCATGGGTTCAGAGGTACTGAACAAGAGTGGCTCAATAGCTTACAAGGGGTACAGGGGCCTCAAGGTGAACCAGGGCCAAAGGGCGAACCATTCCGATATGAGGATTTCACCGCCGAACAATTAGAGGCTTTGAAAGGTCCTAAAGGTGATAAAGGCGAGGACGGACGAGACGGCACAAGTGCTACAGCTGATAATACTTACCGAACCTTACTAGAAGGTAATGTGTGGTGTGAATCCGCATCAGTGGACCACGTTCTTACGGCGATACTAGGTAACACCGGTAAACCTTTTCCACGGACTGGCTTCAAGGAGCTTAAGGTATTAAATACATTCCGTGGTCAAAGAGTGATTGGTGTTGAAGGTGAGCCATACTATAAAGTAAAAGTAGGTGAGACTGAGTTCAAACTAGGCCCCGCTGGTACGGGCAATATCACTCTAGAAGATGGCCTTGGAGATGATGATGTTAAAATTACATATCACAATTTCTTAGGTGAGAAGGTAGGAGACTTCATCATCGCTGGTGTTCCAGATGATACTGCCGCGCAACCCGACGAGATCTACACAGCCTTAGGCTCTAAATACTCTAAATATGGCCGTAAGCTAGTGATTAATATTACTAATCAAGAGACAGATAATGATTGGAGTAAAAATAACTTTAATTTCTTAGGCAAGTGGACAGAACGTGACTTTGACGCTATTGAACTTGTAACCAATGGTAAGAAGCTATTACATCTCTATTTACGTTCCGAAAGACCAGGCTTACCTAGCATACCTATCTTTGTCAACAAGCCAGAGCTTGTTACATTCCAGCATCTATTAAATCCTAATGGTAATACCTTAATCAATATTGGCACTAAGGGTGACGGTCTTAGACAGATTAATTTCCGACTTGAGACTTTAGAGTGGGATAGTGCTAGCCATCAATACATTAATACCGGTAGTGAACCATTATAATCTTATTTCATAGGGGGAGGATAAATGAACGAGATAACACACTTCATGAGCGAGGCTTGGCGAACGTTGACGGATTCGTTTGTGCTTAAAGCTCGTATATGTTCTCCCTACTTAACTATCACATTAGGGGGAGTGAATGACTATTCTAAATGACATTTTAATAATGCTGATTAGCGGTGTATCACATGCGCATATCGTCAGTATGGGGGTAGTGATTATTTTAACCACTACATTATTATTTGTGGACACAATTCAACGAATTGCTTCAGAAGTGTTGCGGTATAACAAGGATAATCACAGACCTAATAATCCTATTACGCTACTAACAACGTTGACCTGGTACGGCTGGGGAAAAGGTAAATATATTGATGAAACAACTGGTGAACGGCGTAGATATTTAATGAGTGAACGTCTTAGAAGTGATTTGTTAAAGAAACTATGCGTTCAATATCCTGCATGGATGATATTATCCATCGTATTTATTTCGTTACCAGATATCCCAATTCCAAATACAGCTTTATTTTTAGACCATCTTTTCTCCTATGTATTTATGTTGATACCATTCTTCGCAGAATGTTGGTCTATCATCGAAAATTTACGAGAGATGGTTGAAGATGATCTAATCGACCTTGGAAAGGTGTTCCATGGCGTACTCGAGATTATCAGAGCGTGGAGGGGTAATGGATAAGCTAGCTATTATTAACCGCATCAAGAGGTCCTATCAGTCTATCCGAATAGCTGGCATACGGCCAACAGGTGTATTAGCAACGAGGGCACTAGTCCTCGTTATGCTAGTGCCTATTTTATTGGTGATAGCACAATATATTATGTCGTTTATTAGCGGGCATGTATCAGACGATGCAAACAAGCTGATTAATGTCGGCATCAATATTATTGACCATATATTTATTCCAAGTGTCTTAATGGCTGTTGTAGGGTTCTTAGGACTCTGGCTAGATAGAAATAATAACGGTATTCCAGACCAATTGGAAAAGGAGGATAAACGATGAAGATATTTATTAATCCAGGACATGATATTAACTTAGATAGTGGCGCAGTCAATCCTGTATATGGTACTCGTGAATGTGATGTAGCACGTGATGCGGGTAAGATGTTAGCACGCTATCTAGAAACAGCAGGATGTGAAGTGCGTACTCTTCAAGATGATGATTTAGGCCTTGTATGTGCTGAATCTGATTCTTGGGGAGCTGATATCTTTGTATCTCTACACTGTAATGCATTCAACACGCAAGCTCGAGGTACAGAAACTTTGTACAAGTCCTTTAATGGGCAACGATTAGCGAATGACATTCAAAGCCAAATCATCCGAAGCATTAATACAGTTGATCGTGGTGTTAAGAAACGTGATGACCTTTGGGTGCTAAATGGTACAGATGCAACTGCGGTATTAGTAGAAATGGCCTTCATTGATAACGAAGAAGACCATGCTATGCTGACTAATGATTTAGATACTATTGTCCGTGCGATTGCACGAGGCATTACTGATTATGCAGGAGGACAATAATGTATGAAAAAGTTAAAACTATGGTGGCCAAGTATCCTCGCCACTATTATATTATCGGCGCTCTTATCGTGTTCCTCTGTGTTTGCGCAGGATATATCCTCTACCAACCAAGCGGAGGGCACAATAACGATTCCATTAACACAGTGGAACGAATTGAAAGCCAACAACGCGAAAGCGTTAAGCTTAATCGAGACATCCAGTATTCCATTGACCGAAGCTCAAAGCTTAGTCATGAAGCAAAAGGAAGAATTGAACGAAGCGCACAATACAATATCGACATTGGAAACCGAATTGATGAAAGCCAAAACGCTATCCATGAAACAAGAAGTTACCTTGTCCGAAATGCAGAACTCTTTGACCGAATTGAAAGGGCAAATAGACAACGACAATCGAACAATCAAGCGACTCAAGATGCAACGCAACCTATCCCAGGGAGTGGGAGCGGGAGCAATAATCGGAGTAGTAATTCGTCGATGACTGAGAGGTGATCCGTTTATCTCCTGAGCAGGAGCAGGTGGACTCCTGGTAGTATAGGTTTGATAAAACACAAAACAGCCTACTAACCTAGATAATATCTAAGTTAGTAGGCTGTTTTTTATTATTAAAAGTAAAAGAAAATGCTTGATTTTATACTCGATATAGGGTATAATAATATTGTAAGGAGGTGATACAAGTGGACATAATAAAAGAGCTAACAAGCTTAGTAAATGAGTTAACGCTACTGACACTAGCAATCATCATTTTAAAACTTGTTAGCAAAGAGTAAAAAGCAGGCGGGTGAAAGCCCCGCCACCTTCCAACATCATTGTAAATCAACGAGGTGAATTATGCAATATTTAGAATGGCTGATTAATATAACAACTCTGATTGTTTTGATATTAGTAATTAAACGTTTAGTTAGAAGGTGATGAAATTGAAATTTGAACTAGATGATATTATGACAACACAGGAGGCTGCAGAGCGTTGGAATGTTACTGCTGATTCATTGAAACAGAATTGTAGAGGTCGTGTAAAGAATGGATTTAAAGAGGGCGAGTTTAAGAAGTCTGGGAAAATGTGGCTAGTTACACGGCAAGGTATGGAAAGGTTATACGGAAAAGAATCCGCTTTAAGTAGTGTAATAAAAAGCGTGTCAGACGATCATTAGACCTCTAAATCTCTGTAAAATTTGTAACGGTTGCTCAACTGTTGCTCAACTTTTGCCGCACTAAAACGCAAATAGTTGTTGAATTATCAATGCTTTTATAATATGATTCATATGTAAGGGATATATATATGAATATAAAGAGGCATCGGCCAGTAATGGTCGAT